TTTCCCTTCGGATCGTTGTCGTAAGCCTTTGAATTTCCTGGCTGTGTATTGCGAGACTCGACGCAACCAGACACTTGCTCAATTGGAAAGCCAAGTCGCAACGTAACTAGTGGCTCCACTGGAATACTCTGAGGCGGCATACTCCGCCAAGCCGGAATAACTGGCACGTTTACCGCTCCAATACCAATCTCAGGAATTTCCGGCATGAAATCAGAACGCTTTACAGCTGGTCAGCTTTGGATTGACCGTGTCAAGCAACACGAGGGGCCGCCTTACGTTTACACATGCTGGTCAGGCAAGACCTCAAGACTATTCACTGATCGCAAAGCACTGCTGAAATTTGTCAAATGGCCGCCAAAAACACCAACAGGAGATGCGTTACGCGAATGGCTTTTATCATTTGAGCCAAAACCAGAAGCTATCGCTCCAGAGACTGATAACGACCCAACTGCCAATACAAAAATGGTGACTTGACTTTAAGGAAACTTAATTGGCAAGCCAGTTTCAGTCGGAAGTTCTGGCATTGCGCTTTCAATCTCATCAGGGATCATCTCAGTAACCTTTCCAGCAACATCACCAGTAATGCTGTCCGCATAACGAGTGATCATGCCCGGAAGGCGTGAGTACAGCATCACAGAGCTGCCAAGCATTCCTGCTGACATGACAAATGCTGCAACTGATAGAACGTTGAAAACTTTTTGCATAGCAAAGGCAGATACGCAAAAGGCCCCTTTTCAGGAGCCTTCTACTATCCGTGTGAGGATGCTTTAGTTATAGCTCAAAAAGCGTATTTGCCACCAAGCTTCAGGCCATAAGAAGCATCAACGTCTTCAAACTTTGCGTAACCAACCTCGGTGTAGAGATTCAAGCTGTCGCTTACAGCAGCAGAAACGCCAGTTTTGCCGGAGAAACCCCATTCAGAATCCGATCCATCATTAGAAAGAGCGGGTCCAGCTTGGATGTAGAAGGGGCCTTCTTGGAATCCAGCGTGCAGCTCTAGTGAGCTACCAACAAACTCAGCGCCTGAAAAACCTGCGTTGTACTCAGGATTTACATACACTTCGCCTGCGACAACAGGAGATGCCAGCGCAGCTGCCGTAACGACGGCACCACTCACAATCAAAGATTTGATCATTAGAAAGGGGTTTAACGTTTTCCGTTGACAGGTTACTTGAACTGTCACTGTGCCAGTTGTGAGAGTGTGTCACTACGTTGGCAGACCATCAATAACCGTCAGTTGAAGACAGGCTCTGATATTTCTCAGACAAACCGGTAAACAGACCACGTTGTGGGTGATCTGCTTGGTCACGGCCATCCAAGAAATACAACTCCTCTAGCCATAGCGTGCGGTTAGACATGCTTTGCACATCTTCTGCACCAGGCTTGCAAGGAATCATTGGATCAGGTCGTTGCATCATGCGCTCCAAGGCGTACCTGCACCTGTAGTTGGCGTTTTCTTTTCGGCAAGCTGTGCATCTAATGCTGCATGAATTTCAGCAACCTTGTCCGCTCCACCAATAGCGGATTGCGCCCATGAAACAGCTTGCGCTTCTGTCACGTCGTCATAAGCAATAAATTTGTCAGCCTCTCCGGCTTCAAGGCCAACAGAGCCATACGCGCCAACGCTATACGTTCCATCTTCGTCAGTGGCATTCACTGTGTAGTGGAGCGTGTTAATCATTCCGGTTTCAAGGAGTCTGTCGCATTGACCGACTTTCCAGACGTAGGTGTTTGCCATAGTTAAACGAATGCAGAATCAGTGTAAATGGAAAGCCCCGCGTTGCCACGGGGCGGTTTACTGTCAACCAGCTTCAAGAGCTGCGACTTTGGTTTCTAGGGTTTCGATCTTTGCAATTGCTTCTTGCAATGCTGCAGTTAGCAGAGGAACAAGTTTGGCTTGGTCAATGCCTTGCATGACAGCATCGCCATCAGCATTAACTTCATCCTTCGTTCCACTTACGGCTTCAGGGACAACAGTTTGTGCTTCATGGGCAATAAAACCATCAACAGTTTTAGTATCGTCAGCAATAAAGTTAAAACGCTTTGGCTGAAGTTGCTTGACGCGAGAAATACCGTCAGCAATATCAACTACATTTTCTTTGAGGCGATAATCTGACGACGTTTGATACGCAACAGAGGTGCCACCGATATTCCGAATTTCACCACAAATGGTGTCATTTCTTCTAAATTGAATTAAATCACCTTGGCTGTCGTTGCGACAAACCATCATAGTTTCGCCAGTAGCATCACGGCTAAAAACTGCACTGTCATCACCTCTAATGGTATGACCATTGCCAGTGCGTCCATAACTTATGCGACCAATCAATACATGGCCCGAGCTTGTGATTCTCATCTTCTCGGTTGATGATGACGCACCATCCGCAGTAGTGCTGAACGTTATGCGGCCTGGGCTATCGTTTGCCGAGTGTTCAGCATCGGCTACAAGTGAAATCTGACAAGCGGAAGTTGCAGACCCATCAGTTGCGGAGCCTATTACAGCACCTAAAAGATCTCCTTCGGTTATTGTTGCATCTTGTCTATGAAACCGAATTTTTGGACCACCAGATGAACTAATATATAGTTTTGTATCAGAGTCCGAATCAGGAGGAAGTACCGAATTTCCAAGCAACAGCCTGCCAGAGCTGTCGATTTGCATTGACTCGCTGCCATTTTGTTCAAATATATGCTTACCATCGGCACAGGTGTTGTATTTTAAATTGTCACCATCGGCTCTAATGTGATTACGATCATTAGTTCCAGTAGTGCCATTAGTTCCGAATTCCATTCGTACATCAGAACCTCCATTTAATAACAACCTGCCCGAGGTGTCGATTCGCATCCGCTCTTGGTTGTTAGTACCAAAGCGCAAGGTTGTGTTGTCATAATTCCATATATATTTATCTGCATTTCCATCACTTATCAGACCCAATCCGTCAGTAGTGGTAAAGTTTTGAACATATAATGCACCTGTTTTAATCCGTACATTGCCCGAGCTGTCGATTCGCATTGCTTCCGATTCAGAGCCGGAATTGGTGACTAAAAATTTAAAGTTGGAACTGTTTGAACCACCACCATTTTGTATTCTTGACGTACTATTATTGAAACCATTTTGAAATTGTAAACTACTTCCAGCGTATCCAAGAATTGTATTGCCTGAGCTGTCGATTCTCATCCGCTCGTTAATAGCTCCTCCAGAACTACCTGTTGCAAATTGCAAATAGCCAGCCGCATTACCACTCGTAGCGTTTTCTTTACGTCCTGCAATAGAAGCTACGCCGTAGTTAGTGACACTGCCAACATGGGAAGTAAATACAATAGGCAATCCTGTATCAGCAGCTAAAGATGATGTTGACTGAAGCATTACACCATCACGACTGTTTGGAGTTTGGCTTGCTGCTGCAATGTGTAAAATTTCCTCAGGCGACGTCGTTCCAATCCCAACATTGCCCGAGCTGTCGATTTGTAGGCAATCGGCGCCACCAATGCTGAATTTAAACGCTCCTGTGTTGGTCTGTGCATCAAATTTAACGCCAGCATTTGCATTTGTATTTGAAAATGTACTGATTTTCAAGCCTCTGTTAGGCGTACCACCACCAGCATGGAAAATTGCAATGTCAGAATGATCACTAGCAGAACTAACTGTTAGTGGAACTGAAGGCGACACCGTTCCAATCCCAACATTTCCGCTTGCGTCAACAACAATGCGTGACGTTCCAGCTGTCGAAATCCCAAACTCATTAGACCCTGGTGAATAAATACCAGTGTCAGTATCAGATCCTGAATAAAGGCTAACTGCAGCAGCTGTTCCAGCTGGATACGCCAACTTGCCATTAGCACTCAACAACCCGGTAACAGCAACCGTTGAATCAAACGTTGCCCCACTCGTTACATCTAACGTGCCAGGAACATCCACGTTGCTCGTAAATTCAACGCCTGTGCCGCCACTATCAGTCTGCAATAATTGACGCGCAGTGCCGTTTGCAAGCTTACTAACTGCAATCTCTGCACTAGCGTTGATATCACCATTGTTAATAGTTCCGTCTAAAATCATCGTGCTAGTAACAGTGCCAGTGTCACCATCAGTTATTAACGTTGCCGGGTTGCTGCTTGAACCAATGTTCGGCAGCGTGATGGTGCGGTCAGCCGTAGGATTAGTGACCGTTAAAGTTGTCTCATAATCATCAGCTGATGAACCTTCAAACACCACATTGGTGCTAGTTCCAAGGTTCAAGTCACCAGTCATTGTGCCGCCAGCTTTTGGCAGCTTCTCTGTATCGACTTCCTGCAATGCAGTCTGAACATCCGTCGCAGCAATCGTTCCACTCGCAATGAATGAAATGTTGCTTGCTGTTTGACCAGCAATAGCGTTACTTACATCGATTAACGAGAACTCAGTTCCGACACCCTGTGACAGCAACATGTCAGGTGGTGCAAGTGCAACAGCAGGTGCCGCTCCAGATCCTGTGCCGCTTGTATCCACGACCACGTAGTGGTTTAAATTAGTTACCGCTGGAGCTGGTAGAGCGCTTCCAACAGAAAAGCCAGCAGCGGAACCAGCAGACGTTACACTGCTCATTTGGTTCGTATTAGCGTTATACGCGCCAGCATTAACCAGATTTCCTGATAACACCGTTATGGGCACAAATGCAGACCCGGTATATATATACAGATCTTGGGTAGTCTCGTCATAGAAGAACTGTCCCTTAAAGTCCCCAGCAGGAAAAATAGTTACGTTGTCACTACTTGCAGCACCGCCAAATTTAGTTGTCGCTTCATTTGCTAACTTTGCTGCCGTAATTGAATCATTGGCAATCAAAGAAGAGCCAATTGTTCCAGAAGTTAGCTTTGCAGCAGAATGATCAGGAATGTCCGCAGCAGCTAAAGTTTCACCTGCAGAAACAAGACCTTTAGAAGTAACTGTAACTTTGGCGTACGTTCCAGCAGTTACCGTATTATCTATTGACAGATTACCGCTCGAATCAACAGCAAGGCCGTTACTGGCAATAACAGCACCCTTGGCAGAACTTGTCGCGACAGGCAGATCTGACGACGCAATTGCACTGCCGCCAGTAACTAAACCATTTGCGTCATAAGTGACAAGATGTTTAGTGCTGCTTTGAGTAACACTGTTGTTAATTGCAATCGTGCCGTCACTAGCTACACTAAGTCCGCCACCATTAACAACGACACCACCCTTTGCAGAGCTTGTTGGAGTAGGCAAATCACCGCCATCAATCAGGCGAAAAGTAACCGCTCCACCAGATCCCACAGGTCCGGCTAAAAACTGTGCCGCAGAAGCAGTGTTATCGATTGAAGCCGTAACAGTTGCCGTTCCACTGCTTACAGCTGTGGTGATATTAATAATGTCTGACGTCGTGTCAGTAAAAGCATTAACAGAGCCTGGCGCTTTAATGCCTCGCCAACCAGCATTATCCCATACATACAGTTTATATTGATCGGCTATTGGGTCGTTAGAAGTAACTAAAGCCAGCTGACCGATGTAATCGCCGGGAGAAGCAGAAGTAGGAACCGCTGATACTAGCTTGACAATTACGTTGTCAGCAATTTTTGCTGCTGTAACCGCATCACTTGCAATTTTTAGTGCTGTTACTCCCCCATCAACAATTGCGGCCCCGGGAACACTGCCGTCGGAAAAATTGATAGCAGCACTGCGGATTGTATTATCAGCAATAACTCCGGTAGCAGGATTATTACTGCCGCCTGAAACGAAAATTCCTTGCAGCAAGTCGCTGACCGTAATTTTCTTGGTTTCACTTGCTGAGTCATCGACAATGGCAAGCTCATCAGCAGCAACCAAGTCGCCACCAGACAAAGCTGAAAGATCGCTGATTTTAAGATCGGCCATTGTTGACTAGCCTCCAGGGCTTAAGTGTCTGAGCTTTCAAGCAACAGCTTAGCTGTGCCATCCTGATCCAAGAGTATGTCGTCGCTGTCCTCTTGCAAGATCTTATCGGTGCTTTCAAGGCTGACTTTCAATGCAATTTCTCCGGTGGTGACAAAATCAGCAGTGAACTGAACCGTTGAAGACGGGCTGAACTGTGACGCGCATGCAGTTAGCACACCATCAAACTCATAAAAAATCTCATCGTTTGCGTTTGCTACAACGCCGCTTGGGTTGTGGTTGCCTGATTTCAAATAAAATTTTGCTCTAAACTGGCTGCCAACTTTTGTGCGGAGTATCAACTGCAAGAGGTACATTGGCAAATCTTGGACGGTTTCTCCTGTGTACTCCCAGAAACAACTCATGTTTCCCGAGCCAGACATCAAAGAACTAACTTGACTGCGAAAACTATCAGATAAATTTGTTGTGTCAATAACCTCTCTTTGAGTATTTAGCTCGAAACTATTTACCTGTGCAATAACACGAAAGTCAGAGTTTTGCACAACGACTTTAATTGGAATAGTTGATCCAGGAGCTGCCAAAGTTTCAGCATTTGCCGCTCCACCATTTACTGCATTAGCAAATGTCGTATAAAACCTTATTCCGCCGAGTGCATCAACATTGATAAATCGCTTGATGCCTGTTTTTGTGTAACTGTTGAAAAAAGAAAGAGCAGCGCCGTTGGTGCTAGTGATTTCAACCTGGTCGCCAGTTATCAACTGACCAAGTTTAAAATCAAAACTTAAACGTTTACGCGTTGGGTTGACGTCGCTAACATTGATCTTTGAAACAATGTCATTGCCGTCGAACTCTCGACGTAGTTCAACTTTGCCATGCGTTCCAAGATAAATGCTCATTAGATGTCAACCGCAACTGGAGCGCCTTGGCATTGGAATTGAACGTCTGCTGCTACAACGTCGCCTACAGACATTGACAAAGAAATATTAGTAATAAAGACTCTCATATCAATGAATTTGCCGTTAACTGATGTGTCGTCAATTTTTAAACGAATTTTAAACGCTTTTGTTGATGCAAATAACTCATTTTGATCCAGAGATGCGCCACTGGGAATGGTGGAATCGCGTTGTTTAATAATTTTATTTAAAAAAGTGCTTGCACTGTCAGTGCTGTCACTCTCAGTGCTGCTACTTAAAGCTTTTTGTCCTAAAGTCTCCTGATAATACAAAATTCGACAGCTGCCGGTCGTTGATCTTCCTACAGGGGTAAAAACATCATCTGTTTGACTTAAAGTCTTTGTGCTAATTAACGATACCGAGGAACTAACGCTCCAATTCTGCACAGCAGCAATCTCAACAACAGTGTCGGCTGCTTCAGCAGTCTCTTTAATTAAAAACAGCTTGCCAGTAGCGCCAGTGAAGTAGGCCATCAGAGCACGCTAATCAGATTCACTGTAACAGTGCTACGCCCAGAAGCTACCTGTGCGACCTGCGGTGGCCCTTCATAGCGATAATCCTTGCCAGGGGTTTCAGGGGGTCCAGGGGTTCCAGCGCCTAAAGCGTCTTGATTGCCTTCCCAACCAACGCAAGTCGGATTTATGCCTGTCCCTTTTACGTTTTCAAGAACAAAAGTCTTGAACGTGCCTTGAACCTTGTCGTAATGGTCTAAAAACTTTTCGGCGTCAACGTCTCGAATGTTTGCATAAGTAAGCGACAGCTTCATATTGGTGCGATTGCTGCCATACAAGATTCTGTGCTCAGCGCCGTTTTGAGCCTTGTAAGTCTTGACTGGATAGTCACCTGACTCAAAAGTGCGAGCGCTTGGCACTAAGTCGCCACCGTTCGTTTTAGTAATAGGGAAGGTCATGACTGAATGCTCCAGCCTGCGTCATCAAAGCTTAGTACAGCTGAAGCAATTTTACTTCGCTGCTCACTGTCGCAAGGGTACTCAGAAGCAACAATATCGACAATGCCGTCTTGAGTAAAAGTCAACTGCTCAACAACATAGATATTTTGAGATACTTCGCTGGCCGTAACAGTAAATAAAATATTGTGATATGTAGAGTCTGCAACTTTGCCGTTTGAAACTATTAAAGTGCCAGTATCAATTTCTCCATCTCCTAATCTAAAATAAGTAATATCATAGCCTTTTAAATTGTCTGGCATATCTCGCACGCTTGTAATAACTCCAGTAGCGTCTACTGTTCCTGTGTTTGCAGGGTTGTACGGAGTTGCTTCTGTCGTTACTTTAATGAAAGATCCAGCGCCAATGTTTAATCCTTCTGCTGTCGTGGAAAAATTTATCGTATGAGTTACATAAGCCCTTAGAGCCAAGAAATACTTAGCCACTAAAACCGCGTGATCTCTTGACGTGCAAAATTGCGTTAAATCAAACTCTTCCTGAGGCAACACGCTGGTGCCAGGAGAAGAATAAATGCCAGTGTCGTCAATTCCTTTTACTTCGACAACTGCCTCTTCTGGTAATTGATTGGCGCGTTCCTGCCTGTACCGAACAACAGCCTTAAATGCTCGACGCTCTTCCGCTCCAAGGTATTCAATCTTGTAGCTGTCTTCAAGAATGTTTCCGGCGGTGAAAAAAGCTTCTGGATGAATAGAGTCTTCGTTTATGGCTCCATTCTCATTGACTGAAAAAGCAGGTTTTAACGAGAACTTGCCATTAACTATCGAAAAATTACATAAAAAGCTCGGCGCAATATTACTAAAGAACTGCCGCAAATTGGTACGCTCAACGATTGGACCATTGAAGAACAAATTGTTTTTTACAAGAAACTTAGAAGTTTGAATTAAATCCTCTTTTTCAACCATGTAACTTCTGTTGCCGTCCATTCCCAGCAAGCCACCCGCTCCAGCGATTTGATCTGTAAACATGAAATACATCAAATCTGTCAGCAGATTGCTAGGGCCAAACTCTGCAGTGTCGCCGTAAAAAGAAGCTTTTGGATGCAACCGCTCCACTGCTATTCCGTTCTTTAGCCACACCCGCATTTGATCAAGAGCAGTAAAATTACGTCCCGCTTTAAGTGAAAAACCAGCCAAAGTTAAGTTAATCATGTTGGTAACACTATCATTAATTTGCACTTCGTTTACGTACACAATTTCGTGTTCAGGTGATGAATTGTTTGATTTTTCAACAAAATTGCGATAAGCGCTTATGTCTGAAACTTGCGATTGCGATGCAAAGTCAAGCTCTGAACTGGTTACAGGGTCAGTAGTTCGTTCTAATTTTACACTGCTAATTTTGTAGTCCTGCCCAACAATGTTATACAAAGTCCGAAATGGATTGTTGCTGCTTACAGCGCGGGAGTCTAAAAACACTTCATCAACCTCCCACTTGGCTATTGTTGTATCTGTTCCTTCGTAAATTCGAGTTACTTTGCCATCTGTCCAGCCATAATACTGACCGACAATTGGAGCCTCAAATTTTTTGACTGTGGCTTTTAGGTCAACAGTAATTTTTTTTGAGTCTTTGTTAAAAACAAATCCTAAAACAGTTTTAGTTTTACCAACATTATTTATCGCAGGTTCAGGCACAGCTCCAAAAACTTCATAACGCCATGCCTGAGATCTTGCCGCTAGCACTACATCTTCGTCCACATTCGGTATTACAAATCTTATTCCTGAAAACTCTAGATCACCATTTTCCTGACCAATAGCAAAAGGGTTGTCATTTGAATAACTAGGCGATGAAGAAGCCGTAGTATTGGTAGCCTCGCTCCCTCTTTTTACTTCTATTATTTCATCTTTGCTAAACCCACCGCCACTGCCTAAAACCTTGCAAATAGACAGATCCTTGGAACCGTCGGCAAACGCCCAACGATAATCCTGCCCTGAATAGGCTAAATTATCATCAGTAGCCTTAATAGCTACTTTTTTAAGTTTCCATCGAAGATGAAGCCATTTGCGTCGATCGTTATTAATAAATTCAAGAGTCTCAACGGTAGCATATTGATCCTCAAGCGTAAGACTGTTGTCAGCACTGCCTGCAATTTCATGGAAAAAAGCAGACAATTTTCCATAAACTACAATAAATTCATCATCTGAAACTTTCTCGTTAGGAGGTACAATCCTTCCGTCTCCCTTGTCTGGCCTCTTTAAAATTTGATTTAATTCAGCAATGTTGCCTCTAATAGGGTCAGGCAATTCCTTTACTAAACTGCCAGCACTTGGATAGGTTGAACTAAATGAGGCCGGAATAAATTTAGGTGATCTTTGAAATTCTTTGTTGCTAGAAAATCCAGTTTTGTCAGTAAAAGATTTGCCAGATGCTTTTATCTTAATACTTAAAGTAGTGTATGGGCCGAGCTGCGCTGTGTTAATACTTGTGGTGCTAGATGTATCTATTGATTGATCTAGCACAAAAAACACGTGTTTTTTGAATTCTTCGGGGGCGTTTTCGGCGATAAGATTTGATGGAAGACCTCTAAACTCAGAACCAGAAAAAGGCGCAAATTTAAACTCTAATTGCAACTGCTGAGGGAGACTTTCTCCGTTTAAAGAATT